CTCTTTCTAACGAAAAAATTTTCATGGCGTCCTTTACAATGGGACTAACAATTATCTTTTTCATTTTGTTTCACCCTTTTTAACTTTCCAAAGCCTATATCCATTATTAAATTTTCTACTTACCAAATTACCGTTTCCATAAAAACGAAAAATAGTCGCTCTAAATATATCAGCTTCACGTAAAGTTTCAAAAAATATACTATCCGTAATTTCCATTTTTTTAAAAATATCTAATCTATCTTGCACAACTTGTTTGTAAATATTTTTATCATTTGGAATTGGTATTGGTATTCCCTTTTCTATTTTCATTTAGATTTACCTCCGAAAGAAAAGCTTTGAGTGTATCGACGGGCAGCTCTGAAATTAATGTTTCAATGGCCGTCATATCTCCTTTTAATACGTCGTCCTGTATTTGTTGTAATACATGGTCCACTAATAAAAACTTTTGTACTTGCATCATTTTTCTTCTGAATATTTATTAAAATTTTCTTCCCAATAATTCTGTAGCTTTAACAATCCAGATTTAATGCCTTTTACTTCTTTTTTGGATAGACCATCAACATTTGGACCATACAGATTTACGGCTCGTTCATACTGTACACCCGATCTTAACAACATTTCTGTTTCTTCTTTTGTAAATTTTAACATTATTTTAACTCCTTCGTAATAAACTATAAGATTATATAATAATAACTAAGATAATGTCAAATAATATTTGCTTTTATAATAAAGTCTGCTATTCTCTTATTATGGACGGACTAAAAGAACCTATCTACTGTTGTATCTGTGGAAAAAAGATTACACACATTATGGACAGCCATAACCCTGAGCCGTTGGCCGAGGAGGGTAGGTGTTGCAACGTCTGCAATGAGGATGTAGTATGGGAAAGATTAAAAAGAATAAGGGAAAAAGGCTTGTAAAGGTCTTTAATATTAGAAGCATGAATTGTTGGCATTGTGGCACGAATTTAATCTGGGGTGGGGATCACGATGTTGATGACGAGGAAAGTGATTTTTTAATTGTTTCCAATCTTACCTGTCCCAACTGCGGAACCTATGTAGAAGTCTACTATCCGAAAGAACCCACCAGTCACCAAGTAATGAATTAAAAAAGGGGGACACTTTTACAAAGAGTTTGGGTGTTCATGTCCCCCTGAGTTGACCTTGGAATCTTTACAGGCAAAACCAAGGTCTTTATTACGGAGTTGTCTAAATTGAGAAAATTTCAACTAAACACTTTACTTATAAAGGATTTTATAAGATATTGCAAGAAAAAAATTCACAATTGTAATTTTTTTTTAATTTATTATAATAAACGTATGAAAATGGCTTTGGATCAATTTGGTATTGGCGGTATCGGTGGTTTGTTTGAGCAGGCTCAAACACAGGCACAAGCACCTATATCATCTGGGCTAAATACAAACACCGTGGATTTAGGTGGTGGACTGATGGATTCAGGTGCGGAAATGACGCCTGATATTCAAACACCCTCTACAGGAGGCACAACTTCAACTGTTGCGGGTCAACCTGCAATATCTAATTTTGATGCAATGAGAAAAGATTTACTTGAGGCTACTGAGTCTACTTACAATCCCACTAGTTCTCCTATGCCTGGATTAATTCCTCCCAAAATTAATCAAAACCCATTACAAGGCTTACAGTTTTTTCTGAATATGTTAGCCATGCAGGATACGGCTAAAGAATCTCAAGGCAAAGTACAGGGTCTGATGTCAGGTATACAAACGCTTATTAAAAATGAGTTTCCAAACGCTGATTTTGAGGGCGGAACTCCAAAACCTTTCACTTTCGTTTAATCCTTGGTACTGTAGGGCGTGAGAGGCTGTTTTTTCTTATAATAATCAAAAACTAAACGCAACTGACCACTAATGGTGCGTCCTTCGTCCTTGGAAAGCTTTTTAATCTCATCATAAATTTCTTTCGGAACTAAAACACTCTTCCATTTGGTTGTATCCATACGTATCTCCTATATAATTGTCTAAGAAAATATAAGAGTTTATACAATATGTCAAGAAAAAAGCCCCGTTTTTGATTTAACGGGGCCATCAAGGGAGACGAATATGAAAAACTAACTTACAATGCTTTTGCTTCGCCCCAACTAGGGCCGATTTCAACATCACACTTGTTAGGTACTTCTAACAATACTGCATTTTCCATAATCTTGGCAATATCTTTTGCTGTATTTTTATCCTTTACAGAAACCGCTATCTCGTCGTGGATCTGAATAAGCGGTATAATGCCTTCTTTATAGAGGTTTACCATAGATTGTTTGGTCATATCGGCAGCCGACGCTTGGATTAAACGATTAAGGGCTTTGTAAGAGTATGCTCGTTTTAGTTTGGTGGTTTCGCCATATTCTTTCAGGGCTTCCTTGTACGGTAGTGCTTTGTTCATACTAAATGTATCGGGCTCCCATAGATCGAATCGACATTTTCTACCCCGTATGGATCGAATAGAACCGCTACTTGATTTTTCATTCAACCTCTGGGTAACACCGTTCATTAATTTTTTAACAAACGGAACCCTTGCATGGTATTGACCGATTAGTTCTCTGGCTTCGTCCAAGGAGACATCTAACTGTTCAGATAATTTATTGACGCCCATGCCATACATCATGCCCAAGTTAATCGTTTTTGCTTTCTTTCTGGGTATGTTAGCCATCTCAGCTACCATCGTGTGAAAGTCCATATCGGGGTTTTCGTTATAAGCCGTGACAAATTCTTCAATCGCGGGCAACGGGCTACCTTTCGCCTTTCCATACACATGAGCATAATGAACCAAGAGCCGTGGTTCTTGTTGCGAGAAATCTATAGCCGCCCAACTTTCGTCTTTTTCAGGTAGGAATAAACTACGTATCATGGGTCCGATCTCTGGATCTCTAGCAGGGATCTGCTGTAAATTAGGATTATTCATGGAGATACGTCCTGAAACAGTCCCCCCACTGTCAGAACGTATCTGATTAATATGACTATGGATTCTGCTATCTTTATGGCAGTGCTTCATAATCGTATTAATAAAAGTCCCATTGGCCTTGTTGATGTTTCGTGATTCAACAATTAGCTTGGGTAATTCGTGTGGATGCTCTGATAAAAACGATTTGGTAAACGACGGTGCGCCTTTCTCTGTCTTTGGGTATTGGATACTAAGCGCATCAAAAGCCTTGGCTAACGATTGGGCTGCCCATATCTCTACATCGTGACCAACCATCTTTTTTATCTGCTGAGATAGTATAACTTCTTTTTTTAATAAAGCATCTTTGGTTCTTTCTAACCTATTCTGATCGACACGCACACCGCGCCATGTCATATCAATAAGACAGGGCAGTAATTCTAGTTCGAGATTTACAATCTGCCAAAGGTCTTGCTTGTTGAGTTCAAAATTAAAAAAGTTCCAGAGTTCCAAGGTTAGTTCGGCATCTGCTTCTGCATACGGTCCCACATACATGGCGGGTAGCTTCCACATTTCAGCTTTGGGATCGACCCCAAAGTCTCTTGCAGCTTCCACTAATCCTTTTTCTGATTTGGTTTTATTTAGATAATCAAAAGCAAGTGCATTAAGTGAGTAGCTAAAACGGTTTTCGTCCAATAAAGAGGCGATTAGCATCGTGTCTATAAGTCGTCCGTTTAATTTAAATCCCATCTGACGTATCCAACCTGCATCATATTGGGCATTGTGCATGATTTTATCCGCAGGGCTCTCAAAAACTTTCTTGAGCCAATTGTTTACAATACGCTCGTCAAGATTACCCCCGCCCAAGTGCCTGATAGGTACATAGCCTTTCCAAAAATCCGTCGCGATGGCGTAGCCAACAATGTGACCATTTCCAACTGCCCATCCAGGACCATAAGTTTTAATCTCTGGATCTTTGGTTTCTACATCTATAGCTATTGTTTTAGCTTCGGATAGATCAGGTAATTCCTGTGGGGGTAGCCATTCACTTTTTTGGGTGAGTAAATTTAATTGTAAAGACATTACTTCTCTCCACCTAATGCGCCATAGCCACAGATATCAATCCATGAATCCTCGTGGTCAGGCGTCTCGACTAATCTTGCTAACTTCAAAGCAATCATACATTGGTATACTTGCGGTACTGTAATGTCCTTTTGTAAGATGACCGACCATAATTTTGCAATGCGCGCATGGTTTTCATACGCGCTACCATAGTCTTTGGCCCGTGGTCCGTTTACCAGACTCTCTGCTTTCTTTAATATTTCTGCTCGTTTCATTTTATTTTCCTGTATCTTTTTTTGAAATGTAAGGATCGTAATCATTTCCAAATAATTTTTGGGTCATGGGCTCAAGTAATTCTGCAATTACTTTTCTTCGATCTTCTGGTTTTATATCTGGATTTTCAAAAACAGACTTTATAGTTTTTTCAATTGTTTTAAATCCTGTGAGCTTCATGTCATTTCCAATAATTGTTTTTCTAATTCTTTTATTTTATTGAGGATCTTATATTGTTTATTAACCCTCTGTCCTGTTCTAGTGTTTATACCACTTCTTTTATCTTTAACAGACGATTTACGTACTCTTAAATTATAGGGAATATATTCAGGGTTTAACATACTTGTTAACTTTTCTACTAAGTATCTACCTGTGGACGTTAGATACAAAACATTTTTTCTTGATCCAAGGGGATGACGTTCAATTCTAATTAAATTTAAACCACCATACTTTCTTCTTGGTCTTGTTGTTAGCTTTTGTCCCTCTGATAAAGCAGCTACGTTTCTACTAACACTAGCGCCTGTCATATTTAAAATACTAGCAAGCTCTGTATTACCCATCAGGTCATCATAATTCTCAGTTTCATAAAATTTTTCCTCTGCACTTGCAACTAAAAGCAGAGTTAAGATAGCTTGCAACTGTAATTCTGTATCAATGGCTCTAATTTCTTGAAATATATTCTCTAATTTTTGTAATTCTTCTTTCATAATGTATCCTTTTTAAATTGTTGAGTGTACTAAAGGGGGCCTTTTTAAATGTTTCTGTTC